GTACAAGTTAGAAGTCGATGGTGACATAAACATCAAATCTGGTCATAATTTGAGAATAGCTGGCAATATCCCAGTTTTCAGTAACTGGACAGTCAGTGGTTCCAATATAAATCGAGCAACTGGAAATGTAGGTATCGGGGCGGCGAGTCCGGCGGTGAAACTTCATGTTGTGGGTGGAAATATTGGTTTAGACTACGGAAAAAGTATAGAAGTGTCACCACAGACCACCTGGACGAATGGTACAAACAAGCTCATAGAAACAGGTTGGGGTACGGGAGATGAGGTGCGATTTTTTACACCTGGGTCTCAATCTGCCACTCAAAAAATGGTCATCAATTCATATGGCAACGTCGGCATAGCCACAGCAACTCCAAAGACGAAATTACATGTTCACGGTGGTACAATTATAAACTCGAATGGGGTTGCCAAGAAGACTTATTCATATTCGGGAACTTTATCAAATGGCCAAACAATCGCAAATTCTACAATTAAACTCACATTCACAAATCATGTATTTTCTGCTAAAATTGTAGCCCATCTTGTAGAATCACCTACCGAAGTGAGTACAATTTCATTTGAATGTTGTGGAGGTCATTGGTCGGGATCTACGCCATCAACTAATATAGCTACAAGCCCCGTCACGGTATTTGGACCGGCGAGTACAAACCCGTGGAATGTGGATCTAACACTGACATCTAACACTGTAAGTTTAAAGCCCACGACAAATATGGCAGCAGCTGGTGCCTACAATGTGTTCGTTGAATACATCTCTCAGAACAGTGCGGGTGAACTTTCATCTCTACATGAGGGTTCTACGGCGGAAGTGTCGGATTTTGGATATTAATTTTAGATTTTAGAACTAATACTATAATTTTTTATGTCGAAAACTCCAATATAAAAAATACACAGATACATTAGTAGAAATAGCATTACAGACATTCTCAGTCGATGGATCAGGAAACGAGCGTTGGGTGTACGTGTCACTGCGGATAAAGAAAACTCAGACAAAAAAATTGTACGGGTATAATAGTAATAAATGGCGCAGACCAATATACAACACATTCCCGGTAAAGCCACTCTTACAGGTAATTTAAATAGCAGCCTTGTGGGAAACGTGACAGGGAACATTTCCGGGTCTGTATCTTCTACCACTGACGCAACATACGCCACCACGGCGGGTGCCGCAACCGATGTGACATATGCGACGAATGCGGGTGCGGCGGATACCGTTGCGTTTACGGATAGAGACTCTCAAAACGAGACGGACTACATTGCTTTTGTAAGTTCACACTCCGAGGGTAACAAGGCGCTCAGAACGGATTCTAATCTGTCGTATAATCCATCCACCGGCTACCTAAACGCAAATGTACCTTATGCCACTAACGCGACCAACGCCGCGGGACCGAATGGCGCACATGAATTAGATACAGGTGTAGTTGCGTCCACGATTGTAAAGAGAGACGGCGACGCAGATATTACTGCGAGGTTATTTAGATCATCTTACCAGAATCAAAATACTATCAGTGGTGCGCTCGCACACCGAGTTTCAACAAATGATAACTATATACGATTTTGTAGCAATATGGGGAGTGTACGAACCTTCATTGGTGCCCCTAGTAGAACTGGAGGTGGTGCAACGGGGGAGTGGAACATTAACATCAATGGATCCGCCGGCAATGTAACATACGCCACCACGGCGAATGCAGCAACCAATGCGACATATGCGGTGAGTGCGGGTTCCTCGACCCATGCGAATGCGGCGAATGCAGTTGCGTTTACGGTTAGGGATAGTAGTAACAATACAGACTACATTGCTTTTGTAGATTCACATGCCGCAGGGGACAAGGCACTCTTCACAGACTCTAACCTGTCATATAATTCGTCATCGAACTACCTAAACGCAAATGTACCTTATGCCAATAACGCTGGCAATCTCGGTAACCGAGCCTTGTCGACCAGTGCTAATGCCAACTCAATTGTACAACGAACTACCAGTGCACATGTATATATGAACTATGGGTTTTCGTCGTATTTGAACATGTCACACGGCACTGGTACCCGTAACAGTGATACAGTTTTCTATTCCTCGAATGATAATTACATTCGTAAAACGACCGCCTCTGGCATGAGAGCGGCTCTTGACGCCCCCCGGAGAGGTGGGGGTAATGCGTCAGGGACATGGAGCATTAACATCAATGGAAATGCGGCTCACCTCGGGGCATCGAACGCGCGAGGGAATACCTCCCTTGTACATATCACCGGGTCCGCCAATCACAGTCACAGATCTTGGACTTGGAAGAAGTTACACGCTAACGGAATTTCGCACGCGCTGGCGAACTGGACCGATAATGACGGCGACGACGGTTTCGATGGAGATTACGGACCTAACGCCTCAGGACCGTTAATGAACGCAAGTTACGGTTTCATGGGATCAAACTGGATAATCACCAATCAATGGCTATTCAAAGTTTCCGATCGTCGTATTAAAGACGATATAGTCCCCATAGAAACGGATTACGCACTTTCAAAAGTAAATAAACTCCGACCCGTGTCCTTTATAAAGAAAGATACCAGACAGCCTGAATATGGATTTATCGCCCAAGAAGTTCAAGAAGTAATTCCGGAGTCGGTGTCAAAGACAACGGGCATTGTTGGAAACATATGCGAGTTTGGAAAATTTTCAGGTAGACGATTAATTAATGAAGATGAGCGGCACATGCTTAGCAAAGATACGTCGGGTAATTATAGTAATATATATGAATACACTATGACAACTTTTAATCCAATTCCGGATACATTCGATGCATCAACAACGGCTATTTTTCGAATTGATAAACATAATCCAAATAGGGTTAAAAATGTATGTATAGACACTCTTTACGAGCCAGAAATATCTGGCCAAGTATACACACCACCTGGGTATGGAGATCAATCCACGTCAATTATTAAACTATTAATTGGCGAAGATGATATTGAAGGTATCAATGAACAGGAAACTTACAGATTATATGGTACGGGTGTCGAGGATATGCGAGCATTAGGTGGAGACTCGATACTCTCAATGGTCACAGCGTCTGTTCAGGAAATAGATAAGTTAAGACTACATGATCAGGCTAAAATAACCAGTTTAGAAGCTAAATGTAAAGAAGTATCGGAAATACTCGATACGCTAGAATCTAATTAAATCCAGTAAAAAAATTGTACGAGTATAATAGTAATAAATGGCGACGACCAATGAAGTGAAATATCCGGGTGCCGCTACAGTTACAGGTACTGTCACTGCCAGTCTCACAGGAAACGTGACAGGTAATGCAAGCGGAAGTTCATCTACCGCTACTAACACCGCATACGCCACCGATGCGGGTTCCGCTACTAACGCCGCATATGCCACGAGTGCTGGTGCAGCGGCCACCGTTGCGTTTACGGATAGAGACACCCAAAACGAGACGAACTATGTTGCTTTCACCCTCGGGCATACCGCCGGTCAACGTGCTCTTCATACGGATGAAAATCTGACGTATAATCCGGCCAACGCCTACCTAAACGCAAATGTGGCCCAAACCGCGAACGCGACCAATATTGGCGGTCTCGCCGTCAACGATACCGGAACCGCGAACACAATTGCTGCTCGTACCGCGACAAACGGTGATCTTAAAACTCGGTTATTTAGATCATCTTACACGAATCAAAATACTATCAGTGGCGCGATCGCATATCGAGTTTCAACAAATGATAACTATATACGATTTTGTAGCAATACGACGAATATCCGGGCGTACTTGGACGTCCCCTCGACAATTGGAGGGGATGCGTCAGGGACGTGGAGTATCAGTGTGAATGGATCCGCCGCCACCGCCGCGTCCGCGGCGAATGCGGGTTCCGCAACCGACGTGACATATGCGACCACCGTGGGATCGGCGACCCACGCAAACCAAGCAAATAAAGTTGCGTTTACAGATAGGGATAGTAGTAACAATACAGACTACATTGCTTTTGTGGATTCACATGCAGCGGGTGACAAGGCACTCTTCACAGACTCTAGCCTGTCATATAATTCGTCATCGAACTACCTAAACGCAAATGTACCTTATGCCAATAACGCTGGCACTCTCGACGGCCGTTCCGCATCAACGGGTGGTAATGGCAACTCAATTGCACAACGAGACGGGTCCGGGCATTTATCCATGCAATATGGGATGTCGGTGTATTTGAACATGTCACACGGCGCTGGTAACCGTAACGGTGATACAGTTTTCTACTCCTCGACCGATAGTTACATTCGTAAAAATAACAAGAATGGCATGAGAGCGTCTCTTAACCTCCCCACTAGAACCGGGGGTAATGCGTCAGGGACATGGAGCATAAATGTGAATGGACACGTCAACTCACTCAACACTACCATGAGTGGGACTTTATATAGTACCGGTTCGGACAACTTCTACGCCGCCCCCTATTCCGTTGGTGCGCAGTACTACTACACATTGTTCACAGGTGGGTTTTCAGTTTGGGCGAATGATGACGACGGACCCGGTTACGGTAGCCCGTCGAACCGGTCTGTGAGTGCCAATGTTAAAAGGTCTGTCGTCTCGGGTGGTGACATGTATAGGCATTCGGATATCCGTATTAAAGACGATATAACCACTATAGATACGAATTACGCACTTTCAAAATTAAATAAACTGCGCCCCGTATCTTATACCAGGAAAGATACCAGGGATTTTGACTATGGATTTATCGCTCAAGAGGTTGCAGAAGAACTACCGGAAATGGTGGGAATCTCCGACGGGTTCATTGGAGACATTTGTGTATTTGGAAAATTTTCAGGTAAAAGACTACTCGGATCCGAGGAAATGCAGACGTTGAAGAATACAAGAGATGAAATTGCAAAAAAGATGGGAATTGAGTATCCTTCCCATATGTTGAACGATGATATCCTCAAAGCAAATGTGTATCAATACACTATCACAACTTTATCTCCACTTCCAGAGTCGTATGATACATCCAATGCGTTTGTTTTACAGATTGAAGTGAAAGGTCCGGAGGATGCGATAAGATTTACCAATAGATTCGAGGTTATGTATAATCCTAAATTATGTGGTGAAATAGAAGGCGATTCGGTGATTAAAGTGTTAATTTTTGAAGGAAATGTTGGGTACAGATATGTCAATGAAGACGAAATATACAGATTATATGGTAGATATACCACGGACATTAAGACATTAGAGGGTGATAAACAAATGATATCTATGATCGCGGCATCTGTACAGGAAATAGATAAACAAATGATACAAAGTAAAACGAAAATAAACGAATTAGAAACCAAATATGAAGAATTATCTAAAACACTTTCAGAATTAAAAACAAATTAAGATTTAGAACGAATGATAATATAATTTTTTAGATTGAAACCCAATAAAAAAAATTATACAGGTATAATAGAAATGGCAACAACCAACCTGCAGAGTTTTGCGGGTGATGTCGTAGTAGAAGATACTTTGACTGCCACCCTCGTGGGAAACGTCACAGGGAACATTTCTGGATCCGCAGGTAGTGCCAGCAACGCGGCATACGCAACTACAGCGGGTTCAAGTACTAACGCAACATATGCTTCGAGTACGGGTGCAGCGGCCACCGTTGACTTTACAGACAGAAATAATACTAACGACTCAGACCACGTTGCTTTTGTAGGTTCACACACCGCGGGTAACAAGGCGCTGTATACGGATTCTAACCTGACGTATAATTCATCCACCAGCTACCTAAACGCAAATGCATGGCACGCCAATAACGTGGCGACTCTGGAGGGTGTCTCACCCTCCACGGAGGCTAATGCGGATAGTATAGCGCAACGAAACACTTCTGGGGATCTTAAAGCGCGGTTATTTAGAACAAATTACACGAATCAAAATACTATCAGTGGTGCGCTCGCATATCGAATCACCGCCGGTGGCAATAATGACTATATACGATTTTGTAGCAGTAACTCCGCGTCGCGAACTTTTTTAAACGTCCCCACTAGAAGCGGGGGTCAGGCGTCGGGGACGTGGAGCGTTAACATCAGCGGATCCGCCGGCAATGCGACATACGCGACCAGTGCGGGTAACGCCACCAACGCAACATACGCCACCACGGCACTCAACACCACCCATGCGAATGCGGCGAATGCAGTTAAGTTTACGGATAGGGATAGTAGTAACAATACAGACTACATTGCTTTTGTGGATTCACACGCAGCGGGTGACAAGGCACTGTTTACGGATGATAGTCTGACGTATAATTCGTCCACCAACCATATAAACGCAAATGTACCTTATGCCAATAACGCTGGCAATATCGGTGGCATTGACGGATCAGCGAATTCTGCTGTCAACACAGTTGTAATACGCAATGTCCACGGACATATATATATGAACTATGGGTTTGCGGTGTATTTGAACATGTCACATGGTGCTGGTACTCGTAACGGTGATACAGTTTTCTACTCCTCGTATGATAATTACATTCGTAAAAATGCCGCAGGTAACTTCAGGTCATCTCTCGACGTCCCCACTAGAACCGGGGGTAATGCGTCAGGGACATGGGGCATAAATGTGAATGGATCCGGTAAAGTAAATGGAAATATTTCATATACCCTCAAATGTAACGCCAACAGTGGAATCGGTTATGTCGCCTACGGGCGTCGAGCGGCGGCACTCCCATACATGGGGCAGGGCGGCGAACCGCAGATCGGAAACATGCCCGCCGGTACACTCGATTATGGACTTCGGACCACATCTGGAATGATATCACATGCAGGGTTTTGGGCGTACTCCGATCGCCGTATTAAAGAGAATATAACCACAATAGACACGAAAGAAGCACTTTCAAAAGTTAACAAACTAAAACCCGTAGGTTATATAAGAAAAGATAATCGAAGACACGATCTTGGATTTATCGCTCAAGAAGTTCAGGAAGAAATACCAGAAGCGGTGAAAATGACCAGTGGATATGTCGGAGATATATGCGAGTATGGAACAATCTCAGATAAAAAACTATTCTGTGTCGCGGACGAAGATAATCCAACTACTGCATATCAATACACTTTTACAACATTTGCCCCACTTCCAGAGACGATTGATACATCCAATGCGTTTGTTTTTCAGATTGAATACAGACCAGACCGTACAATTGACGACGGGATTGATGCAGAAACTATAGACGCCGTTTACAACCCAGAAAATTGTGGTGAAGTAGAAGGTGATGGCACTATATTTAAATTTATAGTTGAGGAAAGCGCTACTGATATTATAGATGAAAATGAAGACGATGTATTTAGAATATTTGGTACGATGAAGTACGACTTCCTCGCGCTTTGTCCTAGTGAGATAGTATCATTGGTGACAGCTTCTGTCCAGGAAGTAGATAAACAGAGGCTACAGGATTTGGAGAGATTAAATGAATTACAGGCTAAATATGAAGAGTTTACAAAGAGAGTCGATACATTAAAGGGAAATTAACTTATCTTTAATGTCGCTATACTGGAGAACATAAAATTGAGACTCCTTAGTACTGGGATCGGTTATAATGCGTTTTTGCAACCGATGCTTGCCATCAATCAATCTATATTTACGGTTGGCTGGGTTGGATGCTCCTTCGACTATAACTGGTGGTATTGTAGGATCACACCTGGCATAACGAAAACCTATACAACAGGCGCAATTATATCCAAGTAACGAGTGGTCTAGATCATACCCCTTCCAACATATTTCGTCGTGGGGTATAGTATCTATTTTATCGTCTGTCAATAAATCGGTAATGTCCTTGAGTAATAATATGCGGTCTTTGCCATCAATCCTCCAATCACCATATCTTGAGTGTGTCGGACCTCTACATTCATGTACTCCATGAGCCAGGGAAGGAGTGGAACTCATATTTTGATATATTAATATATTAAAAATCCAATACTTTTTCGATGTGTATCACTACTTATGTAATGCCATAACTTACCCTCCTTTGGTATGGTAAAATCATTTACATGCCAACCCTTTTTATCATACCTGGTGATGACCCGGTCTGTATCTTTATCATAATATTTAAAACAACTTTTACCTTCTTCTTCCGCCCACGTTAGATATACACGTCTACCTGGAACATTGCTGTTCGTATGCCATCCACATACAGAACCCGGTGGCATATAATATGTACCACGATGCTTCACAAGTCGTGATCCTGTATGCTGGGATAATTTATCACGTATGCGGTCGATGACTTCAACCCCAAACTTATGATAGTATGCCGTTCTATTGTTATATATATCTCGACAAGGATATTGGTAATCAATCACACCACTTCGCATATATTTATCGAGGACTTCATCTGGATTCACCGTTCTTGGTTTTTCTGGGTCATATTTTATTTTAATATATTCCGAATTATCCCAATCTAATTTATCCAAGAGATCCAATTCCTCCTTAAGTATTTCAATCATATAATTACATATGCTAATATTTTTAATATGATTTAAATATCCAAGACGGCTTAAAAAAAACTCTCACTATAATATAAAAAATGTCTGGTGGTATCGCCCAACTTGTTGCTGTCGGTGCTCAGGATGCGCACCTCGTCGGTCAGCCAGAAATCAGCTTTTTTCGCTCTACCTACAAGCGACACACAAATTTTTCCCAAACTGTGGAACGCCAGGTGATCCAGGGGAATGTCTCCAATGGGGGTATGTCCACTGTTCGGTTAGAAAGAAAGGGGGATCTCCTCAGCTATGTTTACCTTGTACCCAACGACGGATCCGCCGCCCAGGGGTACAGTGCTGCCGACTGGCGCACAAAAATTGCCAAGGTAGAACTCCTAGTCGGGGGTCAAGTCGTTGATGATCAGGACTCCACTTACTCTACCCTCATCGCCCCAGTACTCTCCGCTACAAACGCGTCCAAGTCGGTTTCCGGTGATCTTAACGCCGGTGCCAGTACTTCCCGATTTTACCCCCTTCGTTTTGCTTTCTGTGAAAACCTCCAAACCGCCCTCCCTCTTGTTGCCCTTCAGTACCATGACGTGGAACTTCGAATTACATGGGGGTCCGCGGCTGCCAGCGATAAGTGGGACATATACGCCAACTACGTTTACTTGGACACCGATGAGCGTGAACACTTCGCCAGTACTCCACAAAACATGATCATTACCCAAGTCCAAAAGGCGACCGCCTCCCTTGGCAAGATCCAAGAACTTAACTTTAACCACCCAGTGAAATATCTCGCTGCGGGTAAGGTGTCGGCGCTTGGAATACTCAACAATGATAACAAACTCAAGCTTCAAATCAATGGAACTGATGTGTCGGACTTCAAGTTTGCCGATCCAAACTTCTCTCACGTCCCACTCTATTACAACACAACCAACGCTTCCAAGCCAGCGACTCTCAAGACCCTTTTCTTGTATCCATTCTGCTTGGAAACTAGTAAGTTGCAGCCTACAGGGACCCTAAATTTCAGTCGTCTCGACTCAGCCCGCATCGTTAATGATACTCGGGATTGTGATGACGACATTTATGCGGTCAATTACAACATTTTACGCGTGGAGAACGGTATGGGCGGTCTCCTTTACAGTAACTAAACTCTCCGTATTTAATAAAGCATATGTGGAACATAGTTTTCCTCCTCGCCATCGTTTTTGTATTGACGTACGATCCAAAATCCAGGACACTTGAAAAGTTTGTCGGTCAACCCACACAACCAACTCAAAAGTCCTGTGAACCTACGCATTACGAAGCCGTACAATTTGCCCAAACACCATATGAATGTCCTCCACCAGGCAGGACCTATATGGGTACTCTTACTTAAAAAGAAGGGGTGTTTATAATTTATAATGATTCCAATGGATCGCGAAACCCTTATGATGGTCGCCACAATTGTGGCGATTGCAGGTGTTATCTTCTTATTCAAGGAAATGAACAAGGCTAAATCTGATGTCGAAAACCTTAAGAAGTTTTCAGCTCATCTCATACACCGTCTCAGTGCACCCGAACCAGAATCCGAACCAACAGTTGAAACTGAACCTGAAAATGACGGGAACGTTACTGAAGGAAATGGAGAAGAATAAACATATTCATTTATTATAACTTGCGAATGCGCAATGAAAAAATACAAAGCTATAGCGATACCGGTCAGTTTTGTCGATGAAAAGCCCAAGTTTCTAACTGTGAGGGATCGGCGTTTTAAGGATTGGATTTTTGTTACAGGGGGGTGTAGACGGAGGGAGATTTTCAATCCCCTTCGTTGTGCTCTCCGGGAACTAGAGGAAGAGACCAGGGGGGTGGTTTCTCTAAAAAATGGCGAGTATACAGAGTTTAAATTTACAGTCAAAGAGAGCCCAACAGTTGATTTGGAATATAATGTTTTCATCTTCTTTGTAAACTATACTAAATCCCAGCAGCAGGCACTCGTAAGAAAGTTCTACGAGGAAAAACAAAAAACACATATCAAAAAAATTAACAAGCAACCAATAAAGAAATCTTTTGACGAGAATGATTACATGAGCTTTGATACCCTCGAGGAGTTCAATTCTCGTAAGCGATGGTCACGCATCGTGGACAATGTTCTCAAAAATCCAGAATTTTACTCGTGTGTGAGTTCCCTCAATAGAAAAACATTCTCTATTAAGTAGAATGAAGTCAAAGGCTTACATTTTAATGCAGATAGGAGAACTACTCAAAACAAACAGGGGTCTCTGCCCGGAAGAGGTAGAGGAGTGGATAAAGGAAAATGAAAATAAGAAAGTGTATGAACTTCTTGTTATCAAAAAAGAACTCGCAGAGTCACCTAAAGAATACGCAGACGTTTCTTTTATGAGGTGGTTTAGAGGTTAGACGCGATACAAAGGTATGTTTAAACGGTGGTGTATTCAACAAAAAATTAACAATGCAACCAATCTATCACATGTGCTCATGGACGGTGGCGTCCTTTCCGTGCCATTTGATAAATTGAATGAGTTTCACGAGAAGTATATAGAAGCTGTCAAGTCTGGCGAACAACTGTTTGTCGTCGAACAGAAGACTCCAAATTATAACTTCTTTGTGGACATTGATTATAAAGATACCAGATCTCTCACGATTGCGGAGATTCAGGATATATGTAAGATCATTTGTGACAAGGTAAAGCGCCACGGTGGCAAGGATTGTCTAATTTCCGTGTCACCCCCGAAGATGGTTGGACGATATACGAAGACTGGGGTTCATCTCAACTGGCCAGGATTTGTCGTAGATCAGTCATCGGCCATCGCTCTTAGAGAACACATTCTCGTGGTACTCTCAAAGTCTAAAGGTGCGATGGATTGGAATGAAATTGTAGATGCGGCTGTATATGGCAGCGTTCGTAGGAAATCTAAAGGAAGTGGATTTCGTATGCCATGGTCTCACAAGATGGCAAAGCACATGCCGTGTGGTGGCCAGGGTTGTGAGGAGTGTGGAGGTAAGGGTAAAGTTGTACAGGTTGCCTATCTACCCCTATTTATATATAATCATGGTCCCCTCAGTATGCTGAAAAAAATCGATCCTCAGCCAAATCTGGATATCCTCAAAATGTCCTCTATTCGGACCGAGCAACCACAACATATTACAGTGGAGCCGCCATCTTCTGTCATCAAAGAGGGGTCATTCACAGATGCCCAGACAAAAGATGAAATTGAGAACAATGAGCTCAGAGGTCTCATTGAGGACTTTGTTCAGATGAATATGAAGGGGCAGTGTGATTCTACGATTACAAAAATTTTCAAACACAAGGAAACCTATCTCGTTTCAACCAATTCGAAGTATTGTGAGAATCTCGAGAGAAGTCATAGTTCGAATCATGTATGGTTTCTTATTAGCGGTTCAACTATAGCTCAAAAGTGTTTTTGTAGATGTGAAACAATTCGGGGTCGCCGGGATGGGTTCTGTAAAGACTTCTATGGTCGCAAGCATACACTTACCCCCAAGATTGTTCAGAAGTTGTACCCCGAAAAGGACGATCTCAGAAAGTGTCCAGAAATCAAAAAATTTGAAGAGAAGCCCCAAATTAAACAGAGTGATGTGAAGCCGCACCTGGAATCATTCATGCAGAAACACATGAAATGTCCGGATGACACAAGAGTTATAGGAATCACCCAATTAAAAAAGAATTTCGTTGTGTCAACTACATCTTCATATTGTGAGATAATCAAGGGAAATCATGATGGTCATACGATGTCATATGTTATCAATGGGGGTTATACAATAACACAAAAATGTCCAGTTTGTAAAAGGGTGCCAAAGGGGAGTGTAAGCACTCATTGTCTCAGTGGGAGCGTCAAAGAAGCGCTCAAAACATTGCCAAAAAGGTGAAAGCTACTTAAAAAGCAGGAGTCTTTAATTATTTAATGGTTCAGACCAGAACGCGAACAGGAAGAAAAATAAAGAAGCCGGATCTCTATCAACCAGAGGAAACTGTTCTTGAAGACGATTACTCACCCGAAGAACACGATTCAGATTTAGGAACCGATATTGACACCGAAGACGAATACGATTCTGAAGAGGAAAGTGATTCTGATGATGACGATGAAGGCAGTATGAAAGATTTCCTAGTGGACGACGAAGAAAGTGAGGAAGAAGATGCTTAAAAAAAAGGCAATCTATATTAAAAAATGGAAACTGATATAGGAAATCCGATTGATTATAATCCAGTAGATGATCCATTTAAAGAAAAGGAGGAGAAGTTTGAAGATAGTACACCTATAAACGAAGAACAATACTATTTTCAACCTCCTGAGACGATGTATCCCCCACAACAACAATTTAACGCATACCCAACAGAAAGAAATGATTTTTTTTCAAATGTCGATAAGTCGGTTTGGATTATAGCATTTGCCGTGTTTTTACTTGGCTTTTTCATGGGGAAAACCATGCAGCCAGTGATCCTCCGGTACGCTTGAGTACCCAGTGAAATTCCCCGTGTCCCCATAAATTGGAATGATTTTCCCTGTGATGTCACGATTCATAACCTGGGTCGGATACATAGGAATAATGAACGCGTCGCGTGTATCCTCGACGAATCCATGTGCCGTATCCACCTTAACTTTCCCACTTTTGTTTCTTGAATTCACAATTTTACTTGGTTCAAAAAACAAAATAAAGAACGCGCTTGTCAAAATAATGGTTAAAATTATTTTCCACATTTTTGTTCTAAAATTAACTAATATTTAATTTAGGCGGAGGAGGCTTCTGGTTCTTCACTCGCCTTCGCCTGTTCTTCGCGCCACTTGCGTCTCTCTTCGATTTCCGCCGCAACGAGGGCGTCGGCTTCCTTGACGAGATCTTCCATTTGGGCATCTGGCTTTTCCTTCTTGAGCTTTTCGATAAGATCAGCTGGGTGACTAACCGGTGGTTCATCTGGCTTGGTGTAGAACATAGAGTTTTCGTCACCTGGCTTGACATACGACTTAGCTTCAGCCATGTCACGCTTTCGTTCATTGAACATCCGCGCAGCTTCGGCTTGATTATCCTTGTACCCCGACATAATCTCTTCCAATTTTTCATTTTGATAATGAACGTCTTCAATTTTAAGTGGATCCGGTGGAATCAACAACCATTTGTACATATCAACCACATAGATGTCAAAGGTGCTATCTTCCTTCTGGAGACGCTTCGCATGCGCCGCAGCCTCGTCACGGGAGGAAAAGGCACCACGGATTTTGATACCAAACTTGTCATTCTTTTGTGGGGCCTCTGGTCCTACGACGGAGAGACACGCAAATAATTGACCTGGGACTGTAGTGTAATCTTGTTCGAGAGACATGTTTTATACGTAGCACACTGCTTAAAACTTTAAGCTATTCTATTTATATAAATGAGGACATTCTGGGATAAACAGCCAGTTCCCCAAGAAGGTGTGACATATGAAAGCGGTAGGGAAATTGAAAAGGATAAGAAGATAATAATTGAACCAATGAAACTTCCCGAAGGGTTTTCATGGGATACGCCCAAACTTGAAGAGGCGCATAGACTTTTAAAACCTTATTATGTATGCGATGAAACTTTTAGACTAACATACTCAATTGAAACTCTCAAATGGGCGTCACAAACACCGGGTTATGAAAATAGAGGTATCCGTCACAATGATACTGGCGAACTTATTGGGTACATTTCCAGTGTTCCAATAAAAGTAAGAGTGTGTAAAGATGTTCTCAATATGGTTCAAATCAATTTTCTTTGTGTTCACCCCGACTACAGGGACCGGGGATTTGCACCTATACTCATAAGTGAAATCAAAAGAATTGCTAATACAAAGGGTATCTGGCAGGCGGTATACACGGCCGCAACAAAAATACCCGGTTCCCTGGTAAAGAGTTCATATTGGCATCGCTTCCTCAATGTCAAAAAACTTGTGAAGACTGGGTTCCATCAGACAAACCGACTAAGAGAAAGGTATTATGAAGTCCGAGGAAGCTCTCAATTTAGGAAGATGACATCTAAAGATATACCAAAAGTTACCCGAATACTCGAAAAATATTTCAAGGAATTCAAAGTGGCACCTCAAATTGACAGGGAATGGGTTAAGCATTGGATGCTTCCAATTCACTCGTATGTGAACGACGAAACAGAAGATTTCATCTCCTTTTATGATATTCCGTACGATCGTGTAGACGGGCAAGGTGTTGTCAAACAAGTTTATGTATTTCATATAGTTGGCGATGTCTATAACGACGCATTCATTCTCGCAAGAAATCAAGGCTATGATGTATTCAATTCTCTAGACGTAGGGCAGAAACGAGCCAACCTAGAGAAATTGAAGTTTCTTGAGGGAAGTGGGCATGTATATTATTATTTGTTCAATTGGCTTCCATCCACCCCAATTAGCTCCGAAGATATACAACTCAAATTACCATGAACGATTCAAGGTTAAAGTTTGGAACCATTTTTGTAATATGGAAGTCAATCGAATTGAACTTGTAAATTGTCTTGATGGTATGAAACGCCTCCCAGAAAATTCAATTGATATGGTGTGTACAGATCCACCGTATTTTTTAGATGGTCTTGGAAATGATTGGAACAAGAACAAAATTGATAAAAAGGGGGCTTCGTCGGTAGTTGGAAATTTACCCAAAGGTATGAAATTTGATAGAAAACAATCAAAGAAATTTCACGACTTTTATATGGAAGTTTCAAAAGAAATATTTAGAGTGTTGAAACCTGGGGGTGCGTTTGTATCTTTTAGTAGTCCAAGACTCTATCATTCCATGGCAATGGCAATAGAAGAAAACGGATTTGAAATCCGAGATATGATGGCTTGGGTTTACACACAATCTCAAGTCAAGGCATTTTCACAAGATCATATAATAGAGAAAGACAAGACAAAGACGAGCGAGGAAAAGGATAATCTAAAAAAATTATGTAAAGACTGGAGAACACCCCAATTGAAACCGACAATTGAACCCATGTGTCTCGCAGTTAAACCTATTGAGGGGAGATATATAGATAACTTTGAGAAATATGGAACTGGTCTTTTGAATACATCCGATGAAACAAAAGTTGACGGAAAATTCCCATCAAATGTTATGACTACACAAGAAGGTGTCCTAGATACAGTTTTTTTGGTAAAGAAGCCAAAAAAGTCTGAAAAGGGTGACTTTAATACACACCTATCCGTCAAACCCGTGGAACTCGTGGAACACCTTATTCAATTGTTTACTAAACAGGGTGCTGTCATACTTGATCCATTTATGGGAAGTGGAACAACCGCAGTGGCAGCTGTGATCTCTAACAGAAAGTACATAGGGTTTGACATAAATCAGGAATATATTGACATTTCAAACAAAAGAGTCCTAAGTGTGTTAAAAGAATAGTTATTCATAAAGATATGGAAGAGATTCGTAAAAACCATAATAATGCCAAGAGGGATCTCATACAGAGTGTGACGATGGAGGGGCATCAGATCCTTGATGTGGGATGTGGTTTTGGTGGTGATCTTCAAAAATGGCACAGGTGTGGCGCAAATATGAGTATGTGCGACCCAGAGCCAGAATCTCTTGTTGAGGCTAAGTCCCGAGCAAAGAATATGCATATGCGGGTGAACTTTTATGAAGGTGATATCCACAGTTGTCCGAATAGAAAATATGATATTATATGTTACAACTTTTCACTTCATTATATTTTTGAAACTCACGGGAAGTTTTTTAGTTCAATAAGGGAAATCAAAAAGCGTATGAAACCTGGTGGAAGACTCATAGGTATTATACCAGACTCGGAGAAGATCATATTTAGAACACCCCTTAAGGACAATATGGGTAACTTTTTCCTAACAAAGAATCATGGGAATGGTGGTTATGGTGAAAAGTTGTTTGTGAACCTGGTGGATACACCCTTCTATGCAGATGGTCCCAGGTCGGAACCCATAGCTTATCGTGACCTTCTCGTAACACATCTCGAGGAAATAGGATTTAAATTAGAATTGTGGGAGGGTCTCACAGGAAATCCAATTTCAGAGCTATATAGTAAATTTATCTTTGTATATAAAAGATGATCGCATTCATTGTATTAATCCTCTTAAATATTTGGATACTTTTCCAAACTAGGGAACCCCAGCAATTTACAGAAGTCAAGGAAAAATATAAACTTCTTCGCGAACACATTTCCTCGGTGAATCATCCAAAGTATCAAATGCTTGTACGAGCTATACCAATCACGGGATTCCGTACCATGGATAACGCTGTTGGTTATAATACAAACAAGGGTCAGGAAATTGCGTTATGTCTCGATGGAGAGCCAAATGAAATATTCCATGTTCTCATTCATGAATTGGCTCATTGTACGGTCGAGGAGTACTCACATTCCCCGCAATTTTGGGCTAACTACACGGAACTTCGTGATATGTCTATAGAATTGGGTATTTACGAACAGATCCCCGATAGAACCGAGTTTTGTGGTCAACATGTCCAGGATAAATAATCTTCTTTCTTCATACTAAATGAAGACTCCCCTTAGTGTTGTGCTGGTAGTCATTGCGTATTATATTGCGATGTATGGAATTACTATCATACCTCATATGAGTACTAACTATTTACTAAACCTGGCGATCATTACCATAATCATTCCAAATATTTTTAGATATGTTATTGGAAATGTGCCAAGACTCGCTGTCGATAGACTCTTTATGATTTCAACAACTGTAATTGCGTTCCTGATTACATATGGTATGAATTTCATTTTGAGTGATACAAAGGATGCTGTGAAAGATTATGGAAGTGACAGAAGCAAGACACTTAAGCTGAGTGCCTTGCTCGTATCAGCGTTTACTGTTGGAGCTTTGATTACCTATTATTCGGGTATTGATAACTCGATCTATTCAAATATGGGTTGGGAGTCAAATCAGGGCTTTACAATGTGATCCTTCGCAAAGTAGAAGACCACAGCAGCAACCAAACCGGTTGAAGCCAAGCCCACCATGCTTCGCGCCCCCTGTTCGTTAAGGAACTTTGGAACTGAAGTGACAAGCTTGTCTTGAACTGGCTTAGATACAGCCAACGCCGCAGCAGCGCCCGCAACTAGAGCGATCAATTGATCGTCGGTGAGGTTGAGTGGGTTCTTACTTTCGGGAGCCTTTTGTTCTTGCTGTGGCACCGCATAACTACCCTGGGGTTGTGGAGCGGTCATTTGGGGCATCATGCCCTGCATCTTGGGCTCTTCCATCATCATTGGTGGTTCCATCATTATGTCATTAATTGGAGTCGAGTCCATGGTCTGTTTACTTTGGCTCACATTTTTTTCGGGTTGCGAAAACGCTGGTGGTTGTTCGTTATTTACAAATGCGGTAGATCTATTTTCACCAAGTGGTACCATCCCATCACCATTATCTGCCAGGTTTAATGTATTGATATCCGTGGTAGACATTTTATATAGTGATATGTTTTTACAATACCTAAGTGACGCAGTCACCTGGTATTTCTGTAATTACAAAAAGATGGCCCATTTACAAGAAATTCACCTGGGATCTCAGATTGCGTCCGGCGTATGTCAAAAAAGTGAAGGCACGCTCAATTCTATCATGGCTGAGTTCAAGAAATTCTGTATCGAGTTGATTGGGGACCAGTGTCCCGAAGGGCAGTTCAGCTGGCAAAAAAGCATGAAGGTGTCTGATCTTATTCCAGGATACACAAACGATAAGTGTTTCATGAGTCCCGATGGTGGGCTTTTCTTCATTACAATCCAG